ATCCACTAGAAATATTAATAGGGCCAAACTTTGCTCTAATAGGTTCTAGTACCTTCTCGCATAAAGTCTTTATGTTTTCTAAATGCTCAGGTGTTGGGTTATTACTAACTCCTTCACGCTTTGCTGACTCACTCCTGGTGAACTCGCATAAGTCAAAATGTGCTGATAACTTCATAACTATTTTTTAAATACTTTCTCTACTGTTGTTAAGCCTAAACAACCAAACGCTAACAAAGCTACTGATTCTACAAGTATTGTTGCAGGGGCTGTATGTTCATCACTAAAACTATTGTGGTACATAGTAACGCATAACGATACTACGCATAGTAAACCACATAATCTTTTCATGCTTAATCTTCCGTTATCTTCCGTAAAAAACTGTTTCATATTAATTTCCTGTTGTATCTACTTTAGTCTTACCCCAAAAGCTTTTCTTCTCTTTTATTTGAATAGTATCATGAATGTAAATAGTATCTATTTTTATCTTCATTGCACTTATGTCATTTTTAAGTTGCTTATTCTCATTAGATAACTGAGCTATCTTGTTAGTAGTAGTTATTATTAGCTTGTCTTTAGTCTTATCTGCTTTTATTTGAACCTTTTTATTATGTTCTAGTGTCTTACTAAAATCACTCATTAACTGTTTAAACTCTTTGTCATCTTTAGTTAATTTAGGTTCTTTAATTCCTTCTACTTTAACATATCCTATTAAGGTGAAGATTGACAATAATGAAAAGAATAATAATTTCATGGCTATTATTTTACAGATTTTTTAATAGCCCCTAAATCCTCTAGCGTTTCTAGCTTTGTGCTAGTAGCACTTAAAGCAGTCTTACACTCCATTAGGGCTTGTGTTTTTAAGGAATCCTTATGCTCAAGGTTGGTTATTCTGTATTCCTGGCTTTGTATTTGGCCTTTGAATGTGCTTTTAATATCTACATACAAATAGGATATACCTATAAGTACAACGAATAATGTACCCACAATAGGGTTTTTAGCGAAATCTTTGAATGATATAGGTAATGGGTTTGCTCCCAAGATACCTTCTTTTTTTACTGCCATTTTACTTTTTCCCTATTTTAAAGTAGATACCACCAGAGTACCCAATATTATAATTTTTACTAATATCTACGCTAATGCCTATTAGAGCCTTATTTTTGACACTTAGCATCAAGGAAGGACTTAGTACTTCCAAGCCTACAAGTGGTCTGTATGAGCCTCTAATGCCCAAATAAAGGGTATTAGTCGGTTTACTAGCGTAGAACTCTCTTACAATGATGGTTTTTTGGGTTATATCTGCCTTAAAGCCTCTACTGATGATCCTATTTTGGCTGATAGTATCATCTATTACAAAGATATTAGAATCTTTCTTAATAGTGTCGGAATAAGCCTTTACTTGGTTATAATTGGATATAATGCGTATCGTATCGGATATATGCGTATATAAGGTATCTATGACCTTGTAAGGTATAGAATCGCCTTTTTTGTACCGATTTATGTACACTTTTGCATATAAGGTATCGTGTATGGTTTGTACCTTCTTAAACTTAGACAAGTCAAGAGGAGTCTTTATATAGGTAGGTTTAACTAAAAAATATAGCCACAATACGAGTAGTACTATGGCTATGAACAAAATATTGTCCTTAATGAACTTCATTATAACTCTTCCTCTTCTTCTTTTACGAAAGTAATACCAGTAGTCCAATCTTCTAGGAAGTTAAAGTCCTCTAACCCTTGTGGATTAACGACATTAATTGGTGTAAACTCAAACTCCTTCTCCCCTAGTTCTTTAACTTGAGCAGTTAGTTTTTTGATGTTCTCTTTAGTAAACTTGTAACCACCTTTTTCATCCAATAATAAAATGTCTTTATCATCGGTTGATGCGTTATCAAGGCGGAGTTCTTCAACTTGGGCTTGATAGCTTTCGTGGTAGGATTTGACTTTTTCATAAATCTTAAATAATTTCTTTTTTACTTTTGTTTCCTGTGAACCAATAACCGCATTAATTGATGCGACTAGGGTGTTGAGTTGTTGATATTTCATTGTTGATTTTTTACAAATATATAACTAAATACTATTTGTTGGCTCAACTACTTCAGGCACAGGCGGAACATAATCCCCTATGATTGTAAGGTTAAGTTGGTCAGCAATCCAATCCCAAGCATAGCTATCTATTGTCCATTGAGTGTACGCTTCGCCTGTCATAGTTAAGTTACCATCTTGTAATCTTTGTTGAGCAGCATCTAGGATGTTATAACAAAACACTGCACTTGTTCCTAAAGTTACATTTACTGCATAAGCGTTTAAGTAGATTGCTTCTACGAATACACCATTTTGCCACATTTGAATCGGTTGAATTTCCTTCATTTTATTTATTTTTAATTGTTTATACTATCATTAATACACCTGCACTACTATAAACATCGCCACTTACCAATCCTACACTACTTGTTGGGATGCTTGTTATATTTATTACACCTGAAGCCTTTATTCTCATTCTAGCAAGGTTATTAGTTCCAAAGATTAAATCTCCTGCACTAAATTGATTTGCAAGAACCATATCACTTGAAGCAGTACCTGTAAAGAATTGACTTGCAGCAGTACATACTCCTAATACACCTCCTATTGTTGGTGATAGAACTGTGTTGCTAAAAGTAATTGCAGGTGCAGTTCCTGCTGCTTTAATTTGTGTTGCAGCAGTTGTAGTATAAGATACAAGCCTTCCGCCATCATCAGCAGTTCCTATTAATACATTACCATTGTCTTGTAAAGTAAACAAATCGGTAATTGTACTACTTACATTTTTAGCTATTGCAAATTTGTACCCTGTTCCATCTGTGCCAAATGTTATTCTACTTGCTACGGGTGAACCATTTGTTTTTATAAAATTTATTGCACCATTAACAGTTGCGCTTGAACCTATTAAAATTTGGTCACCTGTTTGTACATTGCCACTAAAGGTAGCTAGTCCTGCCTGTGTTATTTTAAATACAGGTGTTGTAAATGTAGAACCACCTACCGCAGTTGATGGAGTAATTTCAAAACCATTATCTACATTGTATTGACCACCTGCAATCCAACTATATTTTGTTGCATCAATAGAGAGTTTTAAAGCAGCATATCCTAAAAGATTACCAACTGTTAATTGACTTAATCCTGAAGCACTTGTTGCCGAACCAATTTGAACATTTGCTGAAAAAGTAGTTGCTCCTGTGGATTGATTTAATGTTAAAACATCTGTTCCAACTTCGCTATAAAATATTAAATTATTAGATGAAAGGTTTTCTCTCATTCCAACAAACCATTTTTGAACATTTGCAGTTTGAAATCCAATACCATTATAATTTGTTACTGCATCCCTATTTAATACTAATCCTCTTGTATTATTATTAATAGTCATTAATCCACTCCAAGTTGAACTTGTACCTGTCAATGCACCACTAAATCTTCCTGTACCATTAACATCAAGTTGATACCCTGCATCCGTAGTTGTATTAACTCCAATTCTTCCGCTTGTAAACACTCTTAATCCTCTTGTTCCACCACTAAATAAATCTAATGGTGAAGCAGTTCCACTATTATCAGCATAAGAACCAATAACACCGCCTGTACTATAATATGTATATAATCCACCTGTTGATGATGTAAATGCTGATAAACCGCCTGTAACTACATTATAGGATGAATTTACACTACTAGAGAATGTAGCTGCTCCTGTTGAGCCTATGGATAATCTATTTGTAGTATTAGTAGCAAAGTTTAAAGTATTTGCAGCACTTAAGTACATTCCGTTCGTTGGTACTGTTGCACCACTTGGGATAAAAGCAGTTGCAGTAAGCGATGAACTAAAACTTGCACTTGTTCCACTCAATGCACCACTAAACCTTCCTGTACCATTAACATCTAGTTTGTAGCCACTATCAGTTATATTTGCTATTGATAAGTTACCTGTACTAAACAAGGTCATTGCTTGGGTAAAGGTTATAACTGCACCTGCCGTTCCTGAAGGAGCGTTTCTCCAAGCGTGCTCCCCATTATATTGGTAATAATCAGTAGCGTTTGAAGTTTTAATGTATCTGTAATTTCCATCGTAATAATAATTACCACCAACACTAACATAACCTGTTAATGAGCTTATACCCCAAACACTTCCATCAGCCATTTGTAAAGGCTTTGAATTACTACCCCACGCACTCGGTGTAACTCCTAATCCTAAATTGCCTGAAGCGTCATTGATTAAATTACTATTCCCTATTGTACTTGCACCTGTAAATTTAGGTAGGTAGTTGGTAGTACCTGTTCCTGTTACAGGATTAGTAAGCACCGCTTGATATTGTGGAATATTTAAAGTGTTTGAACTAAAGGTCGCAGCACCACTTGTTCCTGTTGTAGTTAAGGTTATTGTTCCCTGCTTTGAATTGAATGTACTCCAATCCGCACTTGACAATGCCCCACGATTTGTTGCACTTGCAGTTGGTACATTTAAAGTAATTACAGGGGTTGTAGTACTTGTTGCAACTGTTGAACTTAAATCCGTTCCACTTGTACCTATTGTTAAAGCAGCTACGCTTGTAACTGTTCCCACTCCTGCACCACCAACTAAAGCAACTGTTCCTGTTGCATTAGGAAAAGTATAAGACCTTGCAGCAGTATTACCTGATGTAATAAACTTGCTTAAATATAAGTTACCATTTAACCAACTTAAATCCCCAAGACTATCTGCAAATAAAGACACCTCATTAGCCGATGCGGTTGCACTTGCTGATTGATGCTTTAATCCTAAATGACCAAGACCTCCTGTTCCCTTAATATGTAAAGATTGAGCATTCAATTTAAACGCACCTAAATCAACATCTTGAGTTGCACCTGTGTAGGGAACATATCCTGTTAATATAGGAAAGGTTGTTAAGTTTCCTGCTCCGTTTACATATTGTAAATTAGTTCCGTTGAAATTAGCAGTTATTGTACCACTTGTTGTTATAGGCGAAGAACCTATTGTTATTGCACCTGCATTAGTAGATAAGCCAACAGAGGTCACCGTTCCGTTAGTACCACTTGCTTTCTGCCATATTGATCCTGAATAAATTACCTGGTCAGAAACTACAAAAGATATCGCACCAGCACCGAAGTTAACTGTTCCTGCTACACTACATAAGTAAACATCTCCTTGATTTCCTGTACCATTTACAAGGGTTGGTGTGTTAGTACTTGCATCCCAAGTTCCTTTGTACTCCATAACCGAGTTAGGTAATTGACTTACTAAAATCTTACCATTGACATCAAGTTGCGGAATACCTAAAGAGCCATCAATATTTAATGAGCTTACCACCCCTGTAGTACCTACTAAAACGCCTGTAAGACTTTTAACCTTTGTTTCCCCTGTTATTTGTATTTGACTGCTCATCTATATTAAGTTAATTTATTATGCGAAAATAGCCCTTATAAACTCATCTGATTCAAGTGCCCTTGCTGTTGCAAAGGTAATAACTCCTGTGGCACTATTAAAGGTAACATTCTCACCTGTTGGAGTACCGCTTGTATTGATGGTTCTAACCTCTACACCACCTCTTGTAACCGATATACAAGTAGATCCGATTGCAGCTAAGAATGTAACACTTGTTTCACCACCTGCTGCCGTATAAGAATAACTATTCATTG